TTTACAATTAATGGTTTTAACGATACTGCATATATTACTGATGTTCCAAATAAAAACGCTGTTGGTAACTTAGATGGAAGTAATATGGGAACACTCAGTGTGGTTTCAAAAAATAATAAAGGAGAACAAAGAGTTCTCATTAAAGATGCTGGTGTCGTTGATTATAAAAAAGGTGAAGTTATTCTAAACACTATCAATATTACATCAACAGTGAATCAAAATAATATTATTGAAGTACAAGCATTCCCAGAATCAAATGATGTTGTTGGATTAAAAGATTTATATCTTAATTTTGATGTATCAAAGAGTACAATAAATACTATTAAGGATGTAATCGCTTCAGGTGAAGATGTTTCGGGAGTAGTGTTCACTAGAGATTACTATACATCAAGTTACTCTAATGGAGACTTAGAGAGGAAATAATTTATGTCACAAATTGACAAAAGAATACAAGTCAATACTATTATTGAGAATCAGTTACCTGAGTTTGTGGTATCTGATTTTCCTAATGCTACAGAGTTTTTAAAACAATATTATATTTCACAAGAGTTTCAAGGTGGTCCATCTGATTTAATCAATAATTTTGACCAATATTTAAAAGTAGATAATTTAGTACCTGAAGTTGTTGTAGGTGTTACAACGATTTCTGCAGGAATATCAACTACAGATACAACAATAACTGTTCCTAGTACTAAAGGTTTTCCATCAGAATATGGATTACTCAAGATAGATGATGAAATTATATCTTACACTGGAATAACTTCAACAACTTTCACAGGTTGTATTCGTGGATTTAGTGGTATCACTGGTTATAATGTTGGTATTTCATCCTCTCTTCTTAATATAAATCAAGAGAGTTTAAAATTTGATGAAACAACAGCAACTTCTCATACATCTGGTTCTAGTTTAACAAACTTATCTGTACTATTCATTCAGGAATTCTTCAAAAAAATGAAGAAAACCTTTTTACCTGGATTAGAAAATAACGATTTTGCAGATAATTTAGATGTAGGTAATTTTACAAAGTTTGCTCGTTCATTTTATCAGTCAAAAGGTATTGAAGAATCGGTAAGAATTTTATTTAAAGTATTATATGGAGTAGAATCTAGAGTATTAGATTTAGAAGGTAATTTAATTAAACCATCCGACGCTGAATTTATACGTCGTGAAGTTGTTGTTGCAGATTTAATTACACCAACTGGTGAACCGCAGAACTTAACAGGTCAAACAATATTCAAATCAACTGACACTTCAACGAGTGCTTCAGTATCTGAAGTTGAAATAATTAAAAGAGATGGTAAAAATTATTTTAAAATTGCATTATTTGTTGGATTTAGTGACCGTGATCTAATTGAAGGTGTATTTACTATTCCTGGTAATACAAAGATTCTTGATCAAGTATCCGCTGGATCTTCAATTATTAATGTAGATTCAACTGTAGGGTTTGGTACTACTGGAACTATTATCAGTGGTGCAAATTCTTCAATCAATTATACTTCAAAATCAATAAATCAATTCTTTGGATGTAGTGGAGTAGGTGTTGGATTAGGAACTGCAGATAATATTAGAGCAAATGAAACAATCTTTGGATATGAGAATGGTGATTTGTCAAAAAGAATTGATTTAAGAATTACAGGTGTATTATCTGAGTTAGTTCCAATTACTGATATAAGTTTGATTAATGAAGGTGAAAACTTCTTTGTCAAAAATATTGGTGAAAAAATTGAAAATGATAGTAAAAATTATAAACAGATATTTGCCAATTCTTGGATCTATAATACAAGTTCAAGATTTCAAGTTGACATACCAGTTGGTGGTTCAACCTTCACATTAAAAACTGCAATTGATAAATCATCTCTTAAAGTTGGTGATAGATTTGATATATTAAAGAGAAACGAACAAGTTATCGCTGGTAGTGGTACTGTTGCAAGTATTAATACTGGATTAAATCAGATAACAGTGTCAAATATTGCTGGATTTACACAGAATGCAAATCAATTATATGATATTCGTAGAAAAGTTGAAAAGGCATCAAGTTCAGGTGTAACTCTCGCTCAAGGTAATGATAGTGTTATTGCAGATACTTTAAGTGTTTACACTGATGGAAACGTTGATGGATATGTTGCATCAAATTCTTTACCAAGTTATGACATAACAACTAATATAATTGAAGAGACTCTCATAGGTGGAACTGCTAGTGGTTTGGATGCTTTTAATCCATTGAATGATAGATATAGTTTTGTTAATTTTAATGTTAGTAGAAATGTAAAATTCATTCAAGGTGATGCTGTTACCTATTTGCCAGAGGGTAATGGACTTATTGGATTAGATACTGGAAGGACATATTTTGTAGATCCTGTTATACCTGAACCAGGTCAAGATATTACAAAAATTAGAATATTTAACTCTTTAGCACAAATAGGATCTGCAAGCACAGTTCAAGTAGGTCCAACTACTTCTACGACTGATGTTCATAGATTTGTTCTTCAAAAACATCAGAGTAGAAAATTAGAAGCAGATAAAATATTAAGAAAGATTCCTCTGTCTCAAAATCTATTTGTTAGTTCAAATCAAGATATACCTACAAATGATATTGGTATATTAATAAATGGTGTTCAAATTCGTTCACCTATTTCAGATAATCAAATATATTATGGTCCTCTTGAGTCTATTGACCTATTAAATGGTGGAAGTGGATATGATATTGTTAATCCTCCAATAGTTGGTATTGAAACAAGTAGTGGAGTTGGAGCATCAGTTGAACCAATATTACAAGGAACAGTTAAAGAAGTATTTGTAGATCCTCAAGATTTTGATATTGATCAGATAACAAGTATTTCATTAACAGGTGGTAACGGAAGTGGGTGTGTATTACAACCAATATTAGGCACTCGAAACAGAGAATTGCTATTTGACAGTAGAGACGTATTTTTTAATGGTGGTGTTGATATTGTAAATGAAACTATAACTTTTAAAACTGCTCATAGTTTGGTTGATGGGCAATTAATTTACTATGGATCAAATGGTAATTCTCCAATAGGCATAGGAACTGCATATGATGTTGAAAATAAAATCAGCGGTACATTATCTGATGGTGCACCATATTATATAAGATCTGTAAATCCATCTACGATTAGGATTTTTAATACATCAACAGATGCATTATTTGGAACTGCTGGTATAAACACTGTCGGATTATCAACAGATACTGCTGCAAGTGGTATTCATAAATTTAAAACAGAAAGTAAAAATACTTTAGTTGCAGTTAAAGTTTTAGAAGAGGGATCAGGATATACACATCGTAAATTAAGAGTTAAACCTGTTGGTGTATCAACATCTTTAAATGTTATTACCTTCAAGAATCATGGATTTCAAAATGGTGAAGTTGTAGAATATTCTGCAGAAACGACAGAAATACAAGGATTGACAACAACGTCCTCGTACTATATTCATAAGTTAACAAATGATACATTTCAATTAGCAGATGCTGGAATAGGTGGAACTTCAATTGTAGATTTTAATAGAGGTAAGTATGTTAATTTTGCTTCTTCAGGTGAAGGATTCCAAATATTTAATTATCCTCAAATAAAAGTTAATGTTGATGTTTCTTACGGTTCAACAATTACAGGTGATATTGTGATAACTCCTGTTGTAACTGGTGAACTAATTGGTGGATATCTTTATGAAGAAGGAACAAATTATGGTTCAACTACTCTTGATAAGGAAGTGATTCCAAAAGTTACTATCGAAAATGGTAGATATGCAGAATTTAAACCAATTATTGTAAATGGTAGAATTACTGATGTTGCAGTTGTAAACAGAGGTAGAGAATATAATTCAAGTCCTGAAGTTAGAGTTATATCAACAGGTTCTGGAGCTGGTGCTGTTGTTAGACCAGTTATCCAAAATGGACAAGTTATAGATGCAATAGTAACAAATGCAGGTATTGGTTACAGTAGCATATCAACAGAAGTTAGATCATTCTCAAGAGGAAGTGGTGGAACATATTCTGCAAGAGTTAGATCATTAACATTAAATAATACACATAGATTTGGTGATTCATTCTTATCTACAAAAGAAGAAACATTAAGGTTTAGTATATTAGGTTATTCTCAAGATATTGCAAATAATTTTGAAAGTACATTTAATGTAACTTCAAGTGGTGAATTCAACAATATAACAGGACATTCACCTATCGTTGGTTGGGCATATGATGGTAATCCAATATATGGTCCATTTGGATATTCAGATGCAGATAATATTAACTCTGATTTAAAAATTATTACACCATCATATGTTACTGATGTTAATAGAATTATAAATCGACCAACAGGTTATTCTGCAGGATTTTTTGTAGAGGATCATGTATATAATGGAACAGGAGATTTGGACATTCATAATGGAAGATTTGGAAAAACACCAGAATTTCCAAATGGAGTTTATGCATACTTCTCTACAGTTGGATTGGGAACTGGTACTAACAAATTAGAGGGTAAATATCCATACTTTATCGGTAATACTTATAGATCACCATTTATTGCAGAAAATCAAATATTAAATCAAGAGTTTGATTTTAATAATTCAGGATTAAGAAGAAACACATTACCATATAATGTCGATGAAAACTTTGCTGGAAATGATTTTGTAATTGAATCGTATGAACAGATAAGACAAATTTCAAAAATAGAGTCTGTAACTAAAGGTGGTGTTGATGGAATTACTATTTTGAATAGTGGTGCAGATTATAAAATAGGAGACATAACTGAATTTGATGATGAGGGAACAAATGGATCTGGATTTAGAGCACAAGTTGATGAAATTGTTGGTATTGGAATTTCTCGTATTGATACAACAATTACTCCATTTGAAGGTGCTATCTTTGAATGGAAGAGTGGAAGTGAAGTTCAAGCAAATTATCTACCATTTATAGAATTAAATGACCAAACTTCAGTTTCAATATCTGGTTTAAGTAGTTCAATTGTTAATTTAACTAATTCATTCAGTGTTGGTATTAAGACTGATACGATTGGACTTGCAAAGACTATGACAGTCGGTGCTACTGGTGGTTTAATACAAGACATATATGTAACTGAAATACCAAATACTGTTGCAATAGGTGGGTCTTTAAGGATTGGTTCAGGTAATGTAACAGATGTTGAGACAGTAAGAGTATTAAATGTTTATGATTTAAGAAAAGTTATTAGAATACAAAGGCATACAGGTATTGCTCACACTGCAGGTTCTAATATTGATGTATTAAATAATGTAATTAGTATTCCTGTTAAGACTACTAAGTTTGAATCTGAATCTAATGATACAGTATATTTTAACGGACCTCAGTCAGTTGGAGTTGGAACAACATCTGGTGGTGCTATTAATGTTGATAGAATTATTGGAGATATAAAGGAAACAGTATCGATACCAACAAGAACTATTCATATTCCTAATCATCCATTTAAAACAGGTCAGAAGGTAACTTTAAACAAAAGAAATGGTGCAAACAGATTTGATGTGGGAACAACACCTCTTGTCACCGAGTTTAAAGTACCTCACATCGGACAAAATTCACTTGACGTATATGTTATTGATAAAGGTAACGATAATATTGGAATTTTAACTACTAGAGTCGGAATCGGAAGTACAAGCGAGGGTTTATATTTTTACAGTAATGGTTCAACTTCAGGTATTTCTTCAGGATTATATTTCTTCCAGAGTGATAAAAAACAGGTAACTGGTAATATTGATAAAATTGTTACTAAAGTTTCAACTAATGTTTCTGCAGCAAATACGACAACTCATAATTTAGTTGAAGGTGATACTATAAAACTAAATGTAGTTCCTAATCTTAATGTTGGAATTGAAACTACCACACCTGTATCTGTAAATTATAATGAAGAATTTGAAAAATTACTTATAAATCCAATATTATTCAATGCTTCTGATGTAGAAACTAATCAAATAGACTTAATTGGTCATGGATTTGAAACTGGTGATAAAGTATTTTATGATGGTGGTGCAACTGGATTAAGCACAGGTACGTATTTTATTAACAAAGTAAGTAGTAGAAGATTCCAACTTGCTGAAACAATATTAGATATTAATTCAAATCCAGTAAGGACTGTAAATATTACAGCAAATACTGGTGGAGATAATCAATCTATTGCACCAATAAATCCAAGAATTGATGTAATTAAAAATTCTAAATTAAACTTTGGATTAACAAGTTCTACTTTATTAAACTTTGATTTTAAATTATTTTATGATAAAGAACTTACGAATGAATATCTAAGTTCGCAAGATTCTAGCTCTTTCAATGTAGGTACTGCAGGTACCATTGGTATAGGAACAAATAATACAGATCCTATAGGTGCTGCTCTAACTGTACAATATTCTGCATCTTCACCAGGTAGATTATACTATGGTTTAACAAAAGGTGGTTTTATAAGCACTGCAGATACTGAAGTATCTAATTATTCTGAAATCAGATTCATTGATAGTAAGTATAATGGTGAATATAAGATATCTAATGTAACTGCAGATACTTTTAATGTTTCACCGAAAATACCAGAATTTTTAACTTATGTATCTACTGACTGTGAAAAATTAGAATACTCTACTAAATCAACATCTGTACATGGTGAAATTAAAAATTTAAATATTATATCACCAGGATTTC